GTCAGCCCTTGCTGATTCTTGGCGAGTCCCTCTATCCCGACACCCAACGCCGTGATACCGACGCCGATGGCCTTTCGGTTCTTGACGATGGAATCCTTCATGCCCTGGAAGCCGGTTTTTACCTTCGTAATTCCGGCCTGGGCATTCTGGGTATCAGCCGTGACTCTTATTTCAACGTCGTTAGCCATTCTTCTCGTCCGGTTGGGCCTCTTGTATTATGGCCACCATCCGGAGAATCGTCGCATCCTCCTCCATGAGTTGTGATGGCAAGCACGAGTACCGCTGGCAGAGACCGTCAATCAGTTCGGCCTCCTCTAGTTCCCACGGCTTGACTACTCGGTTTCCATCGCGGTCGATGCCGCCGCCAACGTGTCTATATCTCCGGATGGCTCGGATAAAGGGCTAGGCACTCCGGCAACCTCCTCGACCCAATGCTGGACGACCAGGTTGGCCAGGTCCAAAGGAATCATCATCATTCCATCCCCATCAGCCGAGAGCGGTTCACCCTCTGGGTCTTCCAGGTTCCAGTCCATGAGGACAGTCTCACCGAATAGCCGAGCCATTCCCTCTTGGTCCTCGCCTTGGGCTGATTCGCGCAGGGCGATGAACTGGGCGAAACTGACGCTCAACCGGACCCGTATCTCAGCCCCATCGTAGTCAGTGCCCTCAAAGGTTATCCGGGCTGTCCTCTCAGGGAGCCGAAAGCCCTTCTTGGCTTTCACTCCATTGACCGCTACCACGTTAGCCCCACGTCGGAACAGCACCACCGGATAAAGCGCCAGGTGCTGACCAGGTCAATTCACCGGAGGACGACCGGCTCAGAGCGTAGTCGGAGAAGAACGCCTCACACGCTAGGGTCTGGCCGCTGATTGCCATGGTCACAGTTCGCGCCACAGAGGTCGATGGGACCGTCTTGAATACATCATGTGACATATTACTGGCATCGTTGAAGACCCCGTTGAAAGTGACCGAGAAGTCCGCCAGGAGCAACAGCCGTTCCCTGGCCGACTTGTCGAGGCCGGTGATATCTTGTTCTTCTCTCGGCGTGGCGAAGTCCAGGTTTGTGATATCGTTACTGATTGTCCTGGCCGACCCGCCGGAGTCGTCCACTATCACGCTGAATCCTAAGCCTGATTCCTTTGCCATAACATCCTCCTAATTTCTAGCCCGTATCTGATATAGGTCGTCGTTCATACTGTCCAGCCATTCCAGCGGAGCCATCACCAGGTTATCACGCCAGAGTATAGGGTCCCGCTCGACCGGAGTCCGATGCTCGCCGGCCCGACCTTTGAAACATTCTTGCCCTGGTTCGAAGATGAACCGGATGAGCTGGCCTTCGGATTCCTCCCGAAAGCCCAGGCCCGACCGCCGGATATATAGAGCATTAGCCGAATCATTGACCGGCAAGACGGTCTGCCATCCGTTCAAGTATTGCTGGCATCCTACCTCCCGGCAAGATGCCTCGCGCCAATGGGTATCCCTTGGCCTTGCGGCCTTCCAGTGGGTCGTCATTTATAGTTCCCGTATTCCCGACGCTCGATGAGACCCTGCTCTCCGAGGTCGTAGAGAACGTCCGCGAATCCTGAGTGGTCCGACATAATCTGGCGCATCTCATTCTCGACGACCGCCTGACGGGTCACTATGTCGGCGACCCTGTCGGCCATCTCGGTATCTAACTCCCGGTCTCTAATCGACTCGATTGCCGGACCGTATTCCTCCATGACCCACATGACCTTTGTCATGGACTCCTCGGCTTGGATGGCGAGGTCTTGGACCCGCTCAACCAGGTCGGTATCGTCGTATTGTGACTCTCGTAATTCTTCAATACTTTCCAAGGCCGAGTCGATGTTGCCCCGGAGGGTTACGACCCATCCGATAAGACCGATGACAATGATTGCCACCGGAATCAGACTGAGACCTAATTGGAAAGGCTTCACGTCACTTGCTCCCAAACTACGCCAGCATCAGAGACATAGACTAGGATGGCTCTGTGCTCGCATCGTCCACAGATACGAGAGGGCCATTGAATCCGCTCCCTGCTGTTCTTGCCATGATGCCCATCATAATTCCACAGATGGAAGCCCAACCAGCATAGTGCTTTCATATCGTTATCCCTTACGTGGTTTGCCGCATCCGCAACGCTTGCACATATGTTCTCCTACTTAATCAGATTCCAGAATCTTCATAGACAATGCGATGATGCCTCCCACCGACGTTCCGGTAGCGACCTCGTTGCTGAGGTAGATACCGGCTCCGGCCACTCCTCCCAGAATCAGGATGGAGAGAAAGATTTGAGGTCTGATACGTCCTATGCTCACAGGGCAACATCGTCTTGTGCGGTTCCCCGCCTAGTCACTACACAGAAGTCTAGGTTCGAGAAGGTGCCGGTCGTCGTGATTCTCAGATACCGTTCCACTGCCCCGCTTACCGTCACTCGTTCCGAGGTCGGAGCCGCCGCAGCGGCGACCGCCGTGAAAGACAAGACCGTTGCGAAAGCATCGCTTGACCCGTTATCCGATGATTGTTGAATGGTTACAGTCGGGGTACCTGAGTCGATATCGGTGATTGAAAGATACCCAACCATCCCGGCACTTGTGGCCGCTCCATCGTCACGGCTTGTAGATGAGCCTGCCGAGCCGTGGGTCTCCTTGCCGGTCGTTAGGGTATTGCCCCATTCAAGCGGGACCCCTGACGCGGCCTGGGTATCAATCGTGAAGGATAACGACCCATCTGTTCCTCTGGACCCATCATAATTGACTTGTTTTGAGACAAGTCCTGCCGCTACATCCCCTCGTGTCGCACCGAAAGCCCACACCACGATACGGTCGGTAGTGACCAGACCTTTGAATGCGTCATGCTCTTGCTCGGTGGCATCGTTGAACCATGAGGAAACCCCAAGGTTCCCATCCGATAATCCGACGAACCTCTCATGGGCCGAGGCGTTCAGAGCCGTTGCATCTAAGAGGTCTCGTGGTGAGCCGGCGTTATTGATTGCGGAAACATCGCCACTGAGGTCGTAACCGTGGACGAAAATCTGTTGGCCAAGTCCTGATTTCTTTGCCATTGGTCGCTCCTACGGAGTGATGGTCACTTCTTCATAGAGTTGAATATCGAATGGGATGGTCGCTGTCCGGTATAGTTGCCCGCCGATATCTATCGTGGCGACCGTCGCGGACCCGACCGTCGAGTCGGTACAGTTGCCGGCAAGGTTAGCATCTGACCTGAGTTTACTGTCGACCTCTACCATCGCATCCCACAAAGCGAGTTCAATGCTCTCGCGAACATCGGTCGAAGCCTGCAGACGGAAATAGGCTCTGACCATGAGGGTCGTGGTCGACCCGATATCCCCGAGGGTCTGCCAGCCGTTAGACCGGCTCTGAATCCAATAGGCCAGGACCGGAGTGCCGGAGAGGGCCAACGGCTCGGCCCTAACGACCGCCGTGAACGGTGGGTCGGTGATTGTGGATAAGAGAACATCTATTCTGTCCAAGGCTCCCGACCGGCTCATTGGAACGCCTCGACCAGGGCATCCCCGATGTACTTGTGATATAACGCGGCTTTGTCTCGTTCAATTGCGGCGGTTGCTTTTGCAAACATCCCATACAACGCCTCGACCTTCGGGGCATAGTGGACGCCGCCGGCGTTGAAAACAGCCAGATTGTCGGAGGGTTGACTTGCTGCCACCCGCCGCTTGAGGTCGCGGGTATGGGCGCCGTGGCGTTCGCTTTTACTAGACTGCCAATACTGCGAGGCCGGAGGCCCATATAACTGGTCTTTGACCTTGTTGGCCCCTTCCAGGGTCGCAATATCCAGGAGCCCTCGGTTGACGATTCCTTGCATGGCCCGGAGTCCAGTTCCGTCAAAGACCGGGCCAGTAACCTCAAAGTGGACGCCGAATGGTTCAGCCATCAGAAGATCACCCCGTTGCTGGTCCCGGTCACCCGGAAATCCGCCAGGGTCATCAGCACCGACCGGACCTCACTCTCGGCCACCGTCATCGACATCTCCCCGGCGCCGATACTCCCAGCCGATCCAAGGTCTCGGTTGCGGAAGGTCAGCTTTGCTATGTCGAGACACGCCTGGACGACGAGCTCCGGGTAATCGTACCGGGTCAGACTCGCTCCTCCCGAATGAGTGGCCGCCGTCGTTCCGTTGACGCCACGCTCGACCGTCAAGGTATTGCCGCTGATGGCGGTTATATAGAGTTGTTCAGAGTCGATCAAGATGGCCTGGGCTGGCCCCAGATCGGCGGCGCTGGTC